CATATAATACTAACATGGTCGCCAATGAGGCGTTCATTGATAGTGCAACTTTAAGGGAAAATGTAGTTGCATTAGCAAGAAATATTGGTTATGTACCCTCTTCAAGACGTGCTGCAACTGCAAATATCACTTTTACTGTAGATTTGGGTCAAGGAAGTGATGTATCTAGTGTAACACTTAAGGCAGGACTGTTTGGCTTGGGTGATTTTGGTAATACTAACTATACTTTCTGTACTTCGGAGGATTATATATCACCTGTAACTGATGATTTTGCATCATTTACCATTCCAATTAAACAAGGAACCTATTTACAGAAACAATTTGTTGTTGATACATCACAACCAAATCAAAGATTTATCATTCCTAACCCATATGTTGATACATCTACTATAAGAGTTGATGTAAGAGATAGTGTATCATCAGGAACTAGGAAAACATATGCTCAACTTGACAATATTGTAGGAATTACTACTTCTTCAGAGACATATTTAATACAAGAAGTACAAGATGAGAAATATGAACTCCTTTTTGGTGATGGAGTGTTAGGTAAAAAGTTAGAAAATGGTAATTCAATAGATGTTTCTTATCTTGTATGTGATGGTAAGGGTGGAAATGGTGTGGCCAACTTCACTTTTGCTGGAAAATTGGTTGATAATGATGGTGCAATAATTACTAGTGGTGTTTCTGACATAATTACCAATGAAAATGCTAGAAATGGTGCAGAAGTTGAAAATATAGACACAATTCGTAATTTAGCACCAAGAGTTTACTCTGCACAACATCGTGCAGTAACATCTAATGATTATGAATCAATAATTCCGACAATTTTTCCAAATGCAGAGAGTGTAACTGCTTATGGAGGTGAAGATATTAGTCCACCTCAATATGGAAAGGTATTTTTGTCAATAAAACCCAAAAATGGACGATTTATTTCTGATTTTGATAAAAGACAACTAATTAATAAGTTAAAAAGGTATTCTGTAGCTGGAATTCGTCAAGAATTTGTAGATTTGAAGTTTTTATACATTGAATTGGATACAACAGTCTATTATAACGCAAATTCCGTACTTGATGTGAATAATTTGAAAACAAATATTAGAAATTCACTTGAAATTTACTCAAAATCTGCAGATTTGAATAAATTTGGTGGAAGATTCAAATATAGTAAAATTTTGAAGATTATTGATGAAAGTAGTGCTGCTGTTACTTCAAATATCACAAAAGTGATTATAAGACGTAATTTAGACGCTGATATTGCTAATTTTGCACAATATGAACTTTGTTTTGGTAATAGATTCCATAATCGCAGAGAAGGTTACAACATTAAATCTACTGGATTTAATGTAAATGGAGTTAGTGGTACTTGTTACTTCAGTGATACATATATTAATGAAAAAACTGGTAGATTATTCGTTTTCAGATTAACTACTGAAGGTAAGGTTGAAACTGTAATTGCTAATGCAGGAACAGTTAAATATGACATTGGTGAAATTCTTATAGATACAATACGAATTATTTCCACTGATAAACCTGATAATGTGATTGAAATACAAGCTATTCCCGAATCTAATGATATTATTGGATTAAAGGATCTATATGTTCAACTTTCTATCCCTGATAGTGATATTGGTTGTATTGAGGATATTATTTCATCTGGTGCAGATACCTCTGGTTCTAGATTTATTTCCACATCTAGTTTTACAGATGATGCCTACATAAGGAAGACGGCTTCCGCTCCTACTTCTGATAGATATACTTCTACATCGAATATATCTTCTACATCAACAGAAATTAGCTACTAAAATTAGTAATAATGGGTATCGATACTACCGCCAAAAAAGTCCAAATTAATAAACTCGTAAGAAGTCAATTACCTTCTTTTGTAGCTGAGGATAATCCACAATTTGTGGACTTTTTAAAACAATACTATGTTTCACAAGAATATCAAGGTGGACCAATTGATATTGCTACTAATTTTAATGAGTATCAAAAAGTAGATACATTTAATGAAGGTAGTGAACTTGTTGGATTTACTACTTGTACTAATGATATAAATTCTTACGATTCTACTATAGTCGTATCGTCAACAGAAGGTTGGCCTGCAGATTATGGACTTTTGAAGATAGATGATGAAATAATTACATATACTAGTAAGACAGAGACCTCATTTGTGGGTTGTGTACGTGGTTTTTGTGGTGTAGATAATTTACATGAACCAACAAATACGGAAAATTTAGTATTTTCTGAGTCAAATGCTGTAAAACATGAAGGTCTTTCAAAAGTTACTAATTTAAGTAACTTATTTTTACAAGAATTTTGGAAAAAGACAAAAAATTTATTTTTGCCAGGATTTGAAGACAGAGAATTACATAAAAAAGTCGATAAAGCTAACTTTTTGCGACAAGCAAAGGATTTTTACGGATCAAAAGGTACTGATGAAGCAATAAAAATCTTATTTGGGGTTCTTTTTAACGATCAAGCCGAAGTAATAAAACCAATTGATTACTTATTTGCACCTTCAGATGCAGATTATGTCAAAACTTTCGATTTGGTAGCTGAAGTTATAAGTGGAAATCCTGATAATGTGGTGGGCCAAACATTATTCCAGACAGATAAAACGGCAACTAGTGGATCAATATTTAATGTTCAATTTCTTCCTAAAGATGATAAGAATTATTATCTTATAAGTTTAAGTAGAGGATCAGTTGTTGGTGAATTTGAAGCTACAGGTGCCTCTAAACTCGTTGATAATGTTGCATATAATAGTAATACTGGTGTTGGTGCTACAGTTCTTACTGTAGATTCTACACTTGGATTCCCAGATAAGGGAACTGTTTATGTTGGAGCTGGTCTTACTGTAGGTATTGCAACTTATAGTAGTAAAACATCTACACAATTTTATGGCGTAACTGGCATATCTTCTTCATACACAGATGGTGATTTTGTTAGATCATCTAGAACAGTATATGCATATGAAGACGGAAATATTGAAAAACCAGTTTACTTTAGATTAACTAATGTGGTTACTGGTGCAAATATCGATGATATTGCACATACACATACAGAAGATATTGTATATCCTAGACAATTAGGATTGGTATCTGATCCAAATATCCATCAATTGAATAGTTGGATTCATAATGTTAAAATTAAGACTGATGTAGCTACATATCTTCAAGGAACAACTACATTGTCTAATGTGGATGATAGTACATATAGTGGTGAAGTAAATACGAGTACACCACATGAGTTGCAAATAGGGGATGATGTAATAATATATGATATTCTTAGAAGTGCTGTAGGTACTCCATCTAACGTAACTGGTAAAGTTGATAGTATTCCAAGTGAAACTAAATTTACAATTACAAATAAAACAGGTACATTAGATCAAACAAAAACTTATCAAGTTGGAAGAAAGTTGAGATATGCTAGTAGTCTTAATGATAGATTAAATGTATCTAATTTTGTTGCTAATGTACAAAATACATATATTAGTGATGATAATAAAACTGCATATGTAACAACTGGTTCTTTGCCAGGTTATGAAATAAGTGCTGATCATCGATCACAAACATTTAATGGGTTTAGTGCAGTATCTAATGATACAATTAATATACCAAATCATGATTTTAAAACTGGAGAATTAATACGATATAATCCATCAGAAGGTGATGTTGCTGTATCTGGACTCAGTACAGGATTTGCTTATGCAATAATAAAAGAAGATGTCAATAATATTAAGTTATCAAGGAGTGTTCTTGATGCAGCTGCAAAAAAACATATTAATATTAATTCTACAGCAAGTTCTACTACACATACAATAGTACCTGAAGAACTTAGTGGTAAGAATTTAAAACATCAGAATTTTATAAGAGAATTTCCAATTACTCCAGAAGTAAAAGTAGATACACGGGATATTAAAAATGAACCAATTGGAATGCTTGTTAATGGAGTAGAAATATTTTCTAATCAATCTGGTGATAATGTATTTTACGGGCCAATTGAACATATAGACGTTGAAAGAGGTGGTGATGATTATGATGTAATACAACCACCTAATATACACATTTCGGATAATGTAGGTACTGGTGCAACTGCTTATGCTGTTATTGAAGGTTCATTTAGAGGTATAGAAGTTATATCTGGTGGTTATGATATAAAAAATGTACCAAATATTTCTATAACTGGTGGTAATGGAAATGGAGCTACTGCATATCCAAGATTAAAAGCTATTAGGAATGCTAGAACTTTTGACGCTAAGGTTGATGTAACTGTTAATACACAAGCTACTGCATCAGTTAGTATTTCTGGTGGAGTAATTCAAAATAGTGTTAATATAGTAAATGCTGGAACTGGATATATTACTGCACCAACAGTTACGGTTAGTACAACAAATCCACATACAGGTGCTGATGCACAATTAACTGCAACCATCAATGCAAATGGTCAGGTAAGTGGTATTACGGTTGTTTCAGGCGGTTCTGGGTACGTCTCAGGACAGGTTACGTTGACACTTAGTGGTCCTGCTGGATTGATTACTTTTGCAGATGATCACTTATTCTTTGATGGTGAGGAAGTTGTATATGAAAAATCTAAGGATAATGCACAAATTCCTGGCTTGATTGATAAATCTGTTTATTATGTTCATAACATATCTGGCAATTCTAAACAAATTGCATTAATGAATACTTTTGAAAATGCAGTTTCTGGAACTAATGCAGTTACAATTACAAATAAATCCATTGGAACACATAAAATACAATCGACTACATTTAGAAACGTTATTGATAAAATTGTAGTTGAAAATTCTGGATTTGGATATTCTAATAGAAAAGTATTAATTAATTCTGATGCCCATCCTGCAGTAGATTATGCTAATAGGGCTAATATAAGATCTGGTGTAAGTATTGCAAATAATTATATTTTCCATAAAAATCATGGATTTAGAAATGGTGATCTTGTTGAATATAGTCATACGGGTACTGCAATAAGTGGATTATCTACTACAATAAAATATTTGATAATTAAATTGGATGAAGATAGATTCCGTCTTTGTAGTGCAGGTGATGATTATATTAATAATTTGTATTCGGAGGAGTTTGGAACTACATCAACTACAGTAAATTATAGTAAGGGTTTATATGTTGATATAAATTCCGTTGGTGCAGGTACTCATACATTTAAATATCCAGATATATCTGTTTCTATGGATGTTATTTCTGGAGTTGGTAATACTGCCGTTTCATTCCCAGTAATAAGACCTATATGTAGAGGTGGTATAACAGATATTCATTTAACTAATACTGGAGTTGGATATGGGTCTTCAGATACTATTAATGCACATAGAAGACCATTAGTAACTATATCTAATGGTCTTGGTGGTTTAGTTGATGTTTCTATAACAGATGGTTTAATTAGTGATGCATTTACAAAAATTGATGGTAAAGGTTATGTTTCTCCTCCAGATTTAATTGTTGAAGGTCAGGGTAAATATGGAAAACTTGTATCTAATGTGAATGCAGATGGTACTCTTGGTGCAGTTAATATTATTGATTCTGGTAAGGATTATACAACAATTCCAGATACAACAGTACGAGTTAAATCTCCTGGCGTTGGAGCTGTATTCAGAGCGGATTTGAGAAAGTGGAATATGACCACAATTGCTAGATATCAAGAATCAATCAATCCTTCTGATGATGGTATAATTTTACCAAGTCAAAATCCTGAATATGAATCAAAATTTACATCTGCTTATCTTCCTAGAAGATTGAGATTATTACTTGATGATAGTATTGAAACTAATTTTGATGAAAAAAATGTAGTAGAACATTCTCCTATTGTTGGATGGGCATATGATGGTTGTCCGATTTATGGACCATATGGATTTAATTCTCCTACTGGAGGTGCAGTTCGTAGATTAACATCTGGATATACTGCTGTAACTAGATCTAATAGACCTACAGAATTTCCAGCAGAATCTTTTGTTGAAGATTTTGATTATACTGGAAATGGAGATTTGGATGAAAATAATGGTAGATTTGGTAAAACGCCAGAATATCCTAATGGTGTATATGCATATTTCTGTACTATTTCAGATACCGATGGAAGTATATCTCCATTTAATGGTACTAGAAAACCAGTATTTCCGTTTATATTGAATGGGTATCAATTTAATAGAGTTGATTCAAATGTTCAGGCTTTATCATTACAGTCTACTTCAAAACTTAATAGTGGAAATATAATAAGAAATACTTTACCATATCGACTTGGATTTATTGGTTCTAACTATGATTATTTGGTTTCTAGTAATATAGATGATACTGAATTTACTATTAGAAATACTAATATGACTGGTATTACTTCAATATCAGTTCATGAGCCAGGTGTTGATTATAAAGTGGGAGATAGATTAAAATTTGATAATAATAATACTGGTGGAGGTCATGGTGTTTCTGCAAAAGTAAAAACCATTTCTGGAAAAGGTATTGTAGATATAACTTATGCAAAGACTACTGTTGAACATATTGAGTTTAATTATAAAAATGGATTAGGAGTAGGTATAGGTTCAACTGCACATGGATTACATGATGGCGATCTTGTTAATGTATCTGGTATAGGAACTGGTGAACTTAGATTTCTTGAAGGTCATAAAACTATTGGTGTATCATCAGTTACCTCTAAATTAAGTGTTGGAATATCTTCTATAGCTGGTCATGCCGATTCTACAGGCCGTACTGCTTTTATGTACCTTACCCAACAGACTTCATCACGTAATAGTAATGAAGATGATATACAAGTTGGAGATTGGTTAATTATTGGTGATGCTGATGATTCTATAAAAGAAAAAGTTCAAGTAATAGAATATAATCAAAAATTTGATAGATATAAAATTAGAAGACAAACTGGTATTGGAAATACATGGTTTGAGGCAGGAACATCTGTTGTTGTTGATCAAAAGAAATTTACATTTAATGCTGGAATTGCAACTGATTTACGAATAGGTGATAATTATACAATAACAATTAATCCACAAAGTAGTATTGGTATTGGAACTGTAATAAAAACAGAAACTGGTCCTTATGGTAATGTTTCTGTTGCTAGAGTAGTTGCTAAGGATAATACTGTTTTATATGATAGGGATCCGCAAAATAGACCACATAATACTCAGCCAGGATCCAATTGTGATAATTCAATTACTTTTGAGAATCATGGATTTATTACTGGTCAAAAATTACAATATTTTAAGAGTCCAACTGCAACTGCTGGATTGCAAGTATCTCAAAATGTTGGGATGGGTGCATCATTTAGTCTTACTGATGGTCAATTTGTATATGCAGTTAAGAAAACTGATGATTTGTTTGGTATTCAAACAAGTAGAGTTGGTATAGGGTCTACATCAAAATCACTATATTTTGCAACTATAGGTGCAACTGGTGGAAATGTTACCGTTTATGATGATCATCAATTAAAAACTACTAATGAATCACATGTAGGATTTGTGGATAAATTTGATGTAACTGTTGTCACATCACAACCTCATGGATTAAAAAATAATGATGAAGTAACTATTAGTATTTCTCCAGATCAAACTATTAATAAAAGTGTTGAATATGATACTGTTGCCAGGAAAACTATAGTTGAACCTTTATATTTCCAAAGTTCCGATGTGTCAACTTCAAATAATACAATAAAAATAACAAATCATGGATATAAAGATGGTGATAAAGTTCTGTATAAGGCTGGTGCTACTGCAATAACACCTTTAGAGGATAGGGATGAATATTATGTTCAGAGGATATCTGATGATTATTTTAAATTATTCACTAATCGTAAAGATTCTATTAGTGATCCAAATGGATTTATTAATCTAACTAATATTGGATCTAGTGCAGGTGCAGGTAATCATCATAGAATTTCTAGAATTAATCCTCCAATTAAGGCTTTATTAGGAGAAACTGTGGGATTTGCAGTTTCTGATTCATCTAATAGTAATTTTACATTAGAATTTTTTAGAGATAAGAATTTTACTAATAGATTTGATGGTGTTGGAATATCCACTGAAGTTGTAAGGAGTGGTGTACCTGGCACAACTGGTAGTTTAGTTAGTCTTAAACTTACTAATAATGTACCTTTACCATTGTGGTATAAATTAACACCAAGTATAAAAAATAATGCTGGTGATTACATTGATGTTACAAAGAGGGATAGTTATCCTGACACACAAGTTATTAATGGATCGAGAATATCATTAGAACTTAGTCGATATTCTGGTAATTTTGGAATTAAAACTACTGGTATGGGTAATACAGCTTTTAGTTATCAGATTGCAGAAAAACCAGAAAAAGAAAGATATAATACTGCTGGTGTAAGTACTTTTAGATATCTAACAAAATCAACTAACGCAAAAGGTGGAATTAATGAAATTAAAATTGATTTTCCTGGCAGAGAATATGTTAGAAATCCTGGCATAACCAGTATAAGATCAACTAATGGTAAAGATGCGGATGTTCGTATTCTTGATGATAATGTTGGATTCCCAGCTTTCACTGAAGTTACTAAAATTGGATATGATTATCCGACAGATAAAACATTAAGTCCTAGAGCAGATACTTATGCAAATGTGAGTGTAGTTAATAATTATGTAATTGGTCATATTGGTATAGTTACTGCAGGTAAAAATTATAGTACTGCACCTGATTTATTTTTACCAGATAGGCCATTTGCAAAAACAAGAGTTTATTTAGAGGGTACATCAATCGGATCTGTTGAAATCTTAGAAGATAGTTTAACTGGATTTAGTAATGTTCCAAATCCACCAAGAATTATTGCAATTAACAATACAAATGGTGTTGGTGTTGTAACTGCTAGGTGTATTGAAGCTAATGGAGATCCTAATACATCACCCTTAATTGAAATAAAGAAACCTTTTGGTGGTTGGAGAGCTGAAAATCATAGATTGGGTACTAATTTCCCATTTGAAGTTGGAGATCAAGTTTTTGTTGAAAACGTTGAAGTATTTCAAAATGATAATCCAATATTTTACAATGAAGGAAGAGTGATTGGTTATAATTCTGATATGTATGATTATCAGTATTTTACTATTACTGAGAGAAATATTGCTAATTCTTGGATAAAATATTCTATTGCAGGTATTGGTACTTGGGGTGGAACTTTTGATCCAGTCAATAGTGCTGGTAGAGTTATTAAGAAAGAAGATTTACCATCATTTAACGTTAGATTTGATCATAGAGATTTTATTGAAGGAGAACATGTTACATTTGGTGGCGGATCAGCTGAAGGTGTAATTGTAATGAATGAAGGTTGGGATAGAGCTACAAATTCATTTAGATTAAGAGGATTGACAAGAAATCCGTTTAAAGGTGATGTTATTGTCGGTGGAATATCTAATGCTCAAGGTAAAGTTATTAAATCGTCTTATTATGAGAGATATTTTACAATATCACATCAATCAGATAGAGTTAAAGGATTCCAAAAAAATACTGGTAAATTAAATAACGATTTCCAAAAAATACAGGATAGTGATTATTATCAAAATTTCTCATATTCAATTCAAAGTGAAGTTCAGGAAAAAGATTTCAGTGATGCTGTAGATAGTATTGTTCATCCTACTGGATATAAGAATTTCTCAGATTTAGTTATAAAGTCACTTCCAACATCTGGTAGTGGTAGGAGTACTGATTTATCTCCAAGGCCTCCACAAAGTGATACTGGATTACAAGTAAGTATTGATAATATACAATCATTCTATGTTAAGAATGACTATGATTTTGCTACAGAAACAACTATTGCTAGTGGATATTCTAAGTTTATTACATTCCAAAATAAGAAACTTACTGATCTTTTAAGTATTAGTTCTGCTAAAGTTAATTTAATTGATGATCTATCTAATCAATTTGATGGAAAAACTGAAACATTCTCTGGTATTCATAAGTTTGTTAGAGATGAAATTAGAACAGCAGGTGCTGGAAGTACAGGCGCTATTAATATAATAACAGGAGCTCCTGTTGGAAGTAATGGAACTATTATTGTTACTAATGGTACAACTTATGAACCTACTACTGGTGTATTAACGATTAAAGCTGATGCTCATGGACTTTCTAATGGCGCTACTGTTAGTATACTTGATAATTCTTTAACATTCACATGTGATAAAGATAATCATACTACAGAACATAGATATCCAAGAACATCAGATCCTGCTTCAACTTCAAATAGTAAATTTAATTGGGGTGTATTAACAGTCGCTAATAAGACTACGAATACATTTGAATTAACTATTAATACACCAGTTATTGGTGGTAAAGTTGTCGGATTGAGTACTTTTGTACTCACTACAGAAAATGGTGGTAATAATGTATTTCATAATATAATAGATCCTAGTAATACCGATACTATAGCGATAGGAAAATCAGTATTTACTGCAATCAATCATGGATTACAAACTGGGGAAGCTATAACATATGTGCCTGGTTCTAATACAAGTATTGGTATTAATCCAACTGCATTCCGTGTGGCTACTACTGATATAACAATCGGTACAGAACAGATTGAAATTATTGGTCATGGTTTAAGTACCGCAGATACATTAACATATACTGCAGGTTCTACTGCAATTGGTGGTCTTACCAATTCTACAACTTATTCTGTTATTAGAGTTAATAATAATACAATTAAACTTGCAACAAATACTTCCAATGCAAATGGTGGTACTGCAATTAATTTAACATCTGTGGGTGCTGGTATTCATGTATTCACTACTGCATCTAATCCTACGATGCCTACTAGTGCATATGTATTTAAAACTTCTGATAATTCATTTAAGGTAATTCGTGATCCTCTTACTCCAGTAGATTATGCCTATACTTTACGTAATGTAGGAACTGGAACATATCATGCATTTAATCCTACATCTCCAGAAAGTAGAACGTTAATTGAAATTGATGGTGTTATTCAATCTCCACTTTATAAGAAAGCTATTAGTGTTGCATTTGCTAGTAATGTTAGTAATTCAGCAACTTCCGTTACACTTGCTGGTATTACATCTATAAGAGCTAATGATATTATTAGTGTAGGTAATGAATTGATGAGGATTAAAGGAATTGGTATTGGAGGAGCTAATGTATGTACTGTAGAACGTGGATTCTTAGGTACATCTGCAGCTGCACATACTACTAGTTCAACATGTACAATAAAAGATGGTGATTTTAATATTGTTAATGGTATACTTCATCTTACAACTCCTCCATATGGCCCATCAGGATCTGCAGGTATTAGTACATCATCAACATTCCATGGCAGAATATTCAATAGGAAAGATGTAACTAGAAACTTTATTTTTGATGATGTATCACATAAATTTACTGGAAATGTTGCGACTGGAAGAACATTCACATTAACTCAAAATGATGAAGATGTAACTGGTATTGTTACTACAGTATCTGGTACTGGTGGTGCTGGTCAGGTTATTAATAATGGTATTATCTTGATTAATAACATATTCCAAAGACCAGATATTGATTATGTAATGACACCAAGATCTTATGATCCTAATGTTGGTATTGGTGGATCAATTTCATTTACTGGAATCACTACAAATTATACTATCCCTAGAGGTGGTAAAGTAGAAGATTTTGATGTTAATTTTGGTAAGGGATATCAACCAAGGAGAGCTGCTGCCGCTACTGCAGTTATTAATGCTGCAGGTTCAATACAAAGTTTAACTATGACTGGTGCTGGTCGTGGATATTTCTCAGGATCAGTTAATGTTGAGGTATTTAATCCATTAGGTGTTGGTTCGGCTGCTGTTCTACAGGCAACAGTTGGTACTGGAAATAGTGCTGGAATGATTACTGGTATTACTACTATAAGTGGTGGTACTGGATATTCA